AGTAACCTGGAGCACGTAATCCTTTAAAAACAAGTTGAGCAATATAGGATGCGCTGTTAACTTGAAAATAGTCTTCACCTCTTAACACTCGACCAGTTGCAGGAGCAGATGGAATATTAGCTCCAGATTTTCTATAGCTGAGTGTATACTCTGTATATTCGCTGATGTTTACGTCAACTTCGTCAACTCTATCGTCTGTTGTACATCTTACACGAATTCTGTCTGCTGTAGTAAGACCGTGAGGTTGTGATAGTGTAATAGTCACAACTTCATTTAATTTTTGAATGTTAGTAATTCTAAAAACTTTAGGACCGTTAAGAGGTCTTAAAATTGTATTTCTTAAACTGTCGCCAATAATAGATACACGAGGTGGTACTTTGATAGGATTATCTTCATAATACTCGCCACTTCTTACATAAATTGTTGTACCTTCTTGTGATAGTGCGCAGGCTTTTTTAATAGTTCTTAAAGCTTGATCAGGGCCCATGCCTTTACCATCATTGTCGTCATTGCCGTCCATAGTAACGTACAATACGTTGGTAATTTCTGGTCCTGGTATTTTTCCAAGAACATCTAGGTCACCTCTAATGGTAACTTTCTGTGTTGGATTTAATTCTACGTTTCCGGTTGGGGTTTGTAGAATAGTATCGTCTATGATACTGCCAAGATTTACGTTGTGTCTACGAAGATATTTCATAATTAAATTGTCACATAGCTTATGGTTACGCTGACATTACCAGCATTTGTTGTCTCTGCCCAAACTCTATCGCCTGGACTTAAAACTAATCTTTCAGCAGAAAAAGTAAATGTGTCACCTGCATCGACAGGTACATCATTTACCACTCTATTTGTTAGAGATGTTGTATCACCACTAGCTACAGCATAAACGCTTATAAGTTCTTGTCCTGCTAGAGGATCTAGAGGATCTGGAATATTCTGATTACAAAAAAACATCACAGTGATTGCAGCATCTTGAGAAAGACTAGGACTTATAGCTACGGGTGTATTACTTAATAACGTGCTTGAAATTGACATTTCTTGTCCTTATATTATCAATGAAATAAGCAAGGCTCTTGTCTTGCTTATCAATTCATCATTTGTTCCTGTAGTATTTACAAAAAATAAACCTGTGCCTCCGTTGCCTGGCGCATTTTTTGAATACAATTTAACATAACCTACTGGTGTACTTGGAGTATTAACTCTGTTTTGAATATTGAGTACGTTGTCAATGATAATATTATCATTGGAAATATTACTAATACCGTTGGTAGTAATTTGAATATTTCCAAAAGTCATACCAAAATTATCAATGAATGCTTTCTGTGTACCATCAACTTCAAAAGAAATTTTACTTACACCACTGGTATCAAAGTCATAAGTTTGAACTTTAGTGTCATTCTCTTGAATTCTATTTGAAACATACGAAGACAACGAACTGAACGCATAGTCTGCAACAGCTCTCATATTAGGAATAATATTAGCGTCTCGAACAGCATTAACTTTAACAGTACCGGTGGCACTACCTGAAGGGCCTGCGGTAACATCAAATCCAGAGTTAGAATAGGTAAACGACGTTGGTGTTGGAGTGCTTGAAACAGTAACGAACGATCCATTAAAGCTGGCATTGCTGGTACAGAATACGTCTATGATATTTCCTGGAATCAGATTGTGTGCTGTGGTAGTTGTAATAGTTGCAATATTAGAAAGTCTTCCGGTTATTGAAATTGTCAGTACAGTAAACAATTTACTATAGTCTAATACTCTCTGTTCGTAAGGACCACTGTCAACAATTCTAACAACTTTATCTGAACCAACTTTAATTGCAAGGTCACTGCTTTGGCTCCATCCTTCAGGTCCTAATTTAGTAGGGGCTGCATTAATACTGTTAGTAGAAATAGCTCGTAAATTATTAGAACCATCTTTAAAAACAAATGTGCCGTCAGGATTACCTGCTGCATTTGTATTGCCACTAGGATCAGTACTGAGAACATCAAGTTCCCAGACAAGATGAATATCGGGATTACTAGGCCCTTGGTTAAACCAAAGACCTGAAGTTCTGCCAGGAGTGGTACTACCATTCCATCCAAAATTTAAATCGAGAATGTTGTCTTCAATTGTTACAGTTTCAGTGTTAACTGTGGTAGTTGTTCCTAGTACTTCAAGGTCACCTTTAATAGTGACCTTTCCGTCTCCTACCTGTCCTGTTGGGTTAGTATCAAACGTAATATTACCCGCAGATGGAATTCCAGTCTGCGGATTTACAGAACCTACTACCAGTTTGTAGTCACCACTTTGAACTTTAACAATTTTAACAGACATTATCTATTTCCTATTATTTAGGCATTAGGAATCTTAACAGAAGTATCTAACACTGCTGTATCTAAAACCCATGGCACTGACTGTGGATTTCCACCAACTAGAGGAAATTGTGTTCCTGTTCCTGGAACAATAACTGCTCTATGTGCTGTTAATTTAGTTACGTAATAAGTTCCGTTGTTGCTGTCAGTAGCAACAATTTGTGCTTCGCCTGCCGCATCAACAGCTTCGCTTACTAATGCAACAACGCCAGTGTTAGTACCATCAGTTACTAGATAACGACGGCTACCAGTTTGTTTAACAACATCAAGCGCAACAGTAGAACCTGCCACAACACGACCTGTCATTGTAATTGCATTTGTTTTAACTGCTGTAAGTGCAACGGTTACTCCGCCTGCACCGCTTGTTAATACTGTGGATTCGCCACCACCACCTACTGTATCAGTTACAGTAATTGTTGGAACTGCGGTATACCCAGAACCTGCATTAGTCATAACAATAGCTGCAATGTCGCCGGCACCATCAATAGTTACAGTACCGGTAGCAGTTACGCCACCTGGAAGTTGAGGTGCGCTGAATACAGCAGTTGCGCCAGTATTCATGCTGGCTGCGATTGGAGCAGCAATTGTTACACTTGCTACACCTTCTCCGCCAATTTGCGGATCATTCGTATTACCAAAATATTTTTTATTTAGAGGACGTCCCATTTAATTTCTCCTTAAGAAAAACAGCGTTCTAGGCTGTACGCGGTTGGATTTCCGCATAAAACTTACCCTGTGTAAGTCGTACTATGTATTTAGCAGATATGAAAAAAGGCTCCGAAGAGCCTTTTTTGTTTTTAACAACCTTTGGTTGATTAACTAAATTTAACTTTAGCTGTTGTGATACCAACTTTACCTAGGTAGTCAGCAGCGTTACCTAAAGATGACGCTGTGTTTGTCAATTCAACATAACCGTAACGTGTCATGAATGATACGACTGGTTCAAATGTTGATGGATCTAGTACAACACCACTGCTCATCAATGGAACGTATGGGCAATAGAATGCTGCTGCATCGCTTTCGCTGGAACCTTTGTAACCAATAAGAACATCATCAGATGTTGCATATGTGTTTACATAGATCTTCATAGCATTGTTCAATGTACCAACAAACTTGGTGTTTGTTGGAGCTTCGAATGTGCCTTCTGTAGTACGAGCAAACGCACTAGTTGTAGCACTTTGAAGAATTGTCAATGCTGTTGGGCTTACTACGGCCCAGTTACCAGCACCACGACGTGTACGCTGAGCGATCAAGTTAGCAACACGGTTGATCTGAACAGCTAAAGCAGCGTGTTCGTCGCCAACGAATGTAGCAGTACCAGATACTGCGCTTTGGTCGTATGTTTCTGTAGCTGTACCAGCCAATGTGCTTAATGAACCAAGAACTTCTTGATCGATTTCAGCAGTGATTTCTTGTGCTAGAGCAGCCATGATTTCTGCTTCGATGTCAATACCTTGTTGGGCTTGTGCATCTTGTGCAGCCTCGAAAGTCCATCTTGCGCTTAACTTACGTGTCTTCGCTTCGACGGTTTGTTTCAAGATTTGAATGCTCATTCTGTTGCCTGCTGCACCTTCTAGAGCGGCTGTAGTAGCTGCCTTTGGGTTGCCGCTGCTGGCATTACCAGAATAAGCTTCAGCGATCTTGAATGGGCTGAATGCTTCTTCACCAGCTACAACTCCTGCTCCACTGGATGTGTCAGCATAGCGAACACGTAGAGTATGGATTTGACCAACTGGTCCAGTCATTGGTTGTACACCAACTAACTCGTTAGCAATAACGGTTGGCATAACACGACGGATTACTGGTAGAATCACGCGGTTAAGTGTGGCAACGTTACCAGCAGAAGTAGCACCAGCAGTGGCACTTTCTGCAAGATACTTGCGAGTGTTTTCTAAAGTTACAGCCATTGTTGATTTACGGGTGCCTTGTAGGCCTTCTAATAGGGCTTCCTTGGTCTCGTTCCAACGGCTTGTTAGTAGTTCAGACATTTAAATGTTCTCCTTAAATTTTTAAACCTGCGAGTTTTCTGATGTCAATAATATTGCTGTCAGTCTCGCTACTACTTGCGCTGTTAGGAATTTTATTTCCTGTTACTTCCTTTGCCTCTACTAGTGCCTTACGTTTTTGTGGTGCTTCACCAGCGATTACCGCTGGAAGGTACTTTTCAAAACTAGATTTTAGTTTTGTAGTTTGTACACTCTCAAGTAACTCTGTCATGATCTGCTTTTGACTTCCGTTTAACGGAGCAATAAGCTCATTCATAACGTGTTGACGTTCTTGACTCTCCACGAGTGCCTTAATTTTGTGTTCTTTGCTTTCTGCGAGTTGTCTAGCTTGTGCTGCATCATTTTTAGCTGTTGCAACTTCCAACTCTTTCTGGTTTATAACCTTGAGCAATTTAGCTGTTTCAGATTTCTCTGACAAATAACTTGTTTGATATTCGTTAGCAAATGCTTCAAATAACTTACGACCGAAGTCGGCTCTGCGAGCTGTTTCGATGTCTTCTTTTAGTTGACCAATCTCTGTTGTAAGAGTTTTCTCAACTGTAGATTCTACCAATTTAGCTGCACGTTGAATGAATTCTTGCTTGACTTTTGTAAAGGCCTGTTTACCTTCACGGATCAAACGTACTTTGGTTTCCGCAAGCTCTTGCTTGTCTGTATGGAACTCTGCAATTTCCTGAGCTAGAGCCTCAACTACGAATCTTTCAAGTTTAATAAACTTGTCTGCCATTTGTTTCTGATCTTCATGTAGATCTTTAACTTCAGTAGCCAATTGACGCACAATGAATTCCTTCATTTTTTCAGCATCTTTTTTAGACTTGGCAACGACTTTTGCTTTTGCTTCAGCTAGTTGATCTCGATCTTCAACAAACTGTGCAATCTCTTCGCGTAGTTGGTCACCCAACATGCGATCAATTGCTTCAACCATGACTTGTTTGTCATGTTCGTAGCGTTGTGCAAATTCTTCGCGTAGTTCTTGAGTTACTTGAGCACGGTTCTCGTTGATACGAGCGTCCCAAGCTTTCTCAATAGACTCTTTGATCTCTTCAGAAATCACATTGTTTTCAAACAAAGATTTTAGTGCTTCCAACATGTGATTCTCCTCTTTATTGGAGTCCACCTATAATTTTCAATAGGCTTTCTTTAAGATATTTTTGCGCCTTGGGATCTTCCTGCACTTCCTTTGCTATGCGAAGGCTGCTATAACCTCCCTTATTATTCATAAGGTGTTCATAGATTGGTGTAGGATACGCTCCCGGAGCACTGGGTTGAGCTACCACATCTACTGTAATAATCTCAAAATCGCTCACTTCACCGGAGCCGTCTTCTTTGACGTTTCCGGATCCGCGACTACTAACTCCTAACTTAACGCCACTTTCCAACATAGCCTTAACGAGTTGCCCCATAGGTGTTGGAAGGATTTTAAGTTTGCCATAACCGTTAGGGCCATCCATCCACATTTCTGTGATCATATGGCTTACACGGTCTAGGTTGATTCGTAGGTCATCTGGATGATCTACTTCGCCTAAAACTGAGTATCCACCAGTAATTTGGTCGTTAAGCGTTTTGACAGCTCTTCCGATTTCATTAACAGGATAAACACGCTGATTTTGATTCCTAACGCCGCCTTGAATGCAAATTCCTTTCATATAAAGGTTTTTGCCGTCATGGCCGTCGGATTCAACGACCATTCTTGCTTGATCAAAACTCAGGTTTTCACGAAGATAATTCATCTACTTAACCTTATTTTGCTCTTTTTGGAGCACCATTTAGTGGACTGTTTGTGTCAGCACCACTTTCGGCCGCGCCCTTCTTCTCAGCGCCGTGGCCTGGTTCCTTTTTCTTGAAAGCTGTTTTACCAGCATTTCCGCCAGGAACGTTGATGTTACCAAAGTTTTCTTCTTTAGTACTAGGATTGAGTAAACCGCCCTTTGTACCTTCGCCTTTAGCTTCACCACCTTTTGCGATATTAGCAGTTGTACCGCCCATATCATTCTTACCAGCTAATGGAGACTTGGTGTTAACACCGTCATCACCACCTTTTGGGTTTGCAACTTTTTCAATGTACTCACGCATGAAGTTGTCGCTTACTGAAAAGCTGTCCTTCATTGGACTTTCTTCGTCGTCCATGCCCATGTCGTCACCGCCCATGTCGTCACCGCCCATGTCGTCCATGCCGTCCATGCCTTCTTCACCTTCTTCGCTGCCCATTAGTTTTTCAAACTCAGCTTTGAGGTCGTCAAGTGCGTCTTCTAGGTCAACT